TTGCGTGTTTGCTGCAAGGTATCCGTCTGTCCGCCAGGAGCAGCCGCATACACACGAAGATTCTGAAGTTCAGAAACCTGATATGCATTGCGCGCAATGGCGAAAGAAGAATAAACCTTACTTGAGAAGCCCGCGCCGACCTGTGCAGTAGCCGCAAAGCCAGGAGCGTTGCTCTTGACAAAACGGAAACCCGCAAGTTCCTGAACTTCACCCTTCCAAATTCGTTCGGGCTTGCCGAACTGGTTGGAAGCCTTGAAGTCGGGGTCTTGCTGCATAGAAGCGTGAACCTGAGGAGGAAGAACAAGGACGTAATCTCCGTCGTCAAACGGGCGTCCGCCATTGTCCATCAGTGAAGCGTGAATTGCAACAACATCGGTATAACCGATTTTGTCGGATGCAAGCAAAAGAGCATCAGTCGCCTTTGAATTCGGGCGATAGACGTTTGAAGCTGCATCGAGCACGTTGAAGATAAGAATGTCATACGTTTCTGCGGCATGAAGCCCAAGAACGTAGAGCGCACGGCCAGTAACATCATGCTTAGACGTGAGTTCTGCCAGATCAGACAGGCGCAAGAGCTTACCATACTGCTCTGCAACTGCCGTGAACTGTGACATTGCAAGACCATCAGCATCCGGCGAAATACCTTCACTCAACTGAGACGGAGAAAGCGTGGTAGAGAGCTTTTCCAAACGGTTGAACTGAATAGACTTCGAAGAATTCGACGGGATCGGGTCCTTATCACCCCACTGGTCCAGCACGGTGATAAGAACTGCTACTTCTAGCAACTTCGCTGAGAAGTAGGTTTGCTGGTCACTTGCTAGTGAACCAGCGCCTCCGGGCGTGCCCGTGGAACCAGTAATGACAGAGATAACATCATCGCCGAATCCAAAAGCAATCCCGATGAGGGAAAACAACTTGTTGAACATGAATTTTCCTAGTAGACCCTTATGCTTAGAACTCTAGTTTAACTCCACGCGCTTCAGCATCGGCAATAATAGCTTTAATCCCATCAACTGTACGAAGATTGGGCTTAACCGTTGACACCTGAACTGACTGAGTGGTAGCTTGTGCTGTCGGTCTAGCTTGTGTTTGGGTCTGAGTTTGAATCTGAGGCTGTTGGGCTCTCAGGATTTCGGGCAATTGCATCCCCTGAGCGACCAGATAGGCTGTTTTGTAAAGCCCCGGTAACTGAGAGTGGAATCGAAAATCCGATTCGGCAACTGCGATAGCGTCTTTTAATTGGCCATTGGCTTCCAATGCCCGTTTGTAGACCGGAGTATTCAGGAAAGCCCCAATATCCTTCACATCTGCACTTGCAGTTTCAACGGCCTGTTGACGAGCAGCCTGTTGAAGAACTGGTTGCAGAGGTTTGAGAGTATCAAGCATGAACTTCGCTTGAACGTCTCGATAAGCCGCTGGGCCGCCTTGTTTGGCAGCCGCATACAAATCATCGAGATACTTAGAGGGATTCTGAAAATAATCATCCTGTTGAACAGGTTGATTATTCTGGCCCACAGGTTGTCCGGTAATTGGATCAATGCCTGTCGTGAGAGCATATCGCTGACGTAATTGCTCGATAAGGGCATCTTTTTGATTGAGCCCTTCGAGCGCCGCATCCTTCGTCTTATAGACTGACCGATCACCCTTTAGAAAGGAGTCATCGGCTTGAGCCTGCGGTTGTGCCGCCGGTTGCTGAGTCTGCTGAGTTTGAGTTGCGGTTTGTCCCGGCTGTGCCTGCGTTTGTGAAGCAGGTGCTACATGCGACACTCCATCCGCCGGAAATAAGGAGTCAAATGTCGCATCATCGAGGGCCGCCGGTGCGCCGCTAAGATCAACTACGCCACGGTCGGTTGCTGCTGCTGCTTGATCGGTCATGTTATCCTGTCCTTTGTGAGAACTTAGATTTACAGATTGGCCGTTTGTGACGACCCGAAACTTATTTACTCTCCCACCTTCTCAATTGTTGCTTGAAGCTCACGGAAGGCTTTCTCGTCATCTTCACGTGCTTCAACTTGACTTTGAATCATTTTAGTGGTTGCCGTTTGGACTTGCTGTTCCAACCAAGAGCACCAAAAAATTCCGCTTTGAAGGAACTCGACATCTCTAAGGCTTGGATGCCTATCATTCAATAGCTTTGCTCGAAGTAACGATGCCTGCAATCCAAGGCGAGACGTAAGAGCAATGAAACCGGGATGACCTGCGAGAGTCTGAACAACCTCGCGCATGTCCTTGTTCCACCCTGCTTGGGTCCTTGGCGCACTAACTTCAACAATTTTGTACTTAGTTTCGACTCCCAATAACTTTGCAAGAAATTGCTTTATCCCTCTTCCCATTTTCTCTCCTTTTTTTATTGATATTTCTTCAAATATGCAATAGCATCATCACAAAGATAGCCATATTTTTCAATGTAACCAATGATAATATTACAAGGTATTCGATGGACAAGAGCACGAATCTTATTGGTATTATGATTATGATCTACTGCTAGTCGCTCTCCATCAATTGGCGGTAATCCACATAGAGCACATACTTTATTTTGAGACTCAAATATTTTAAGCCATTCTTCGGGGGTCATCTTATATGCATGTTTAAGTGTATTTTTCCATGAATTATTCTTTGATGCTTCTTTCACTCTTGGATTAGCATTATACCTTTGCGCTTCTTCAAAACGAAATTGTTTATATCCCTCTGGGTCTCGTTCTTTAAATGCTTGACGCCACTTTTTAGTAGCTTTAGAGGCAGGAGTCATACTAGCCGAGGAGGATATATTCTATACTTGTTGATGCGGCGCTTGGCGTAAGACTCAAAGCCGTGATACCTGCACTACTTCCAAAACTGATCCATTCTCCGGGGCCTAAAACAAGTACTGAAGCCGATGAACCTCCCGCGCGCGTCCATGTGACAGCAAGCGTTTTGACAGTCTCAAGGTTTTTAATATAGAGAAATGTCGTAGGAGAGGCCGGTAGAGCAATCGTAGTTGCTCCCGCTCCAAGGATGAGAGCTTGTGCTTCACTAAAAACTTTCCCGGCAACGGACAACGAGGCAAGTCGCTTTTGCAGTGCAACGGCGTTCGAAGAAGAGTCTACAACTTGTATATTTCCGTTAAGGGACGCAGTCACACTCACTGGTTTTGTCCTTTCAAATAATTATAAGCGTCTAATAAGCTTTTTGCTTCTCAGTTTGCATCAAAGACGACCTTTGTTGGTGTTACGAATGATTCCTCGAAGTTGTGCAGGATTTGTTACATATGCACCCGAACCAGAACGAAGGGTTCCGCGCTTAAACTCATCAGTTAAAGCAGCCGCATTATCAGCAGCACTAAGATGCTTACGCTTCTCGGCACCAGCTCCTAGCGTGTCGGGGTGTTTGAGGGCTTCCCTCACGGCATCATTCATTTTAGTTTTCCTTATTCTTTTTCTGCCGCAGCTTGCTGTTCTGCTCGATATCTTAGTCCTGCTCCTACATCAGCAGCATCTTTTGCAAGACCACTAGAAGGGGCAACTTTACCCTCATGGTCTCTTCCATGCTCTGTAGCGAAAGCAACGCCTGTATTATGCGCAGGTGGACGACGACCGGAAACATTAGACTGCCATGCTGTATCTAAAGCCGCCTTAGCAGCCGCAATTTTTTGTTCATTAGTTGCCATCTTATTCTCCTGAACCAGCAGTTCCAAGGGCATTCATTCCCATGTCCTGTGAAAAACCGCGCATCTGATCTGTCGTTCCGCCACCAGGAATTTGACCTTCCATTTGCTGTGTGGCTTGATTACCTTCATGCATTGAATTTCCAGCGGCACCGGCAAAGGGACCTTCACCAGTTCCAAGCATTTGTTCAGCAGTTTCTTCAAGGTAATCTTCAACAGCCTTTTGAATCTCTGCTCCATGAGCAGTAACCGAATTTGGCTCCTTCTTACCAACTTCAGCAACCAAAGCCTTCGATTCAAAATCCAAGAGCTTATGAAGAACTTCCTGTTGAAATGCTGATTGCTGTGCTTGAGAAGCAGCTTGCTGAACATCTTGCTCAGATTTTAGCAAACGATTAGCATAGGGAATTTCCATTGCCCGTGCGATTTCCCGCAAGAACTCTCCTTGTTGTGCATATGGACTTTGCATAGCAATGTTATAGAAAGCCATCAAGTTACGCTGCTTGATTACTTTTCCAGTAGCATAGTTAGCGCCGACAAAATCGAAACTATAGTTTCCAATGAGGGATTCGAGCTTAACACGGCCATACTTAGGAATCCCCGGTTGAGCGTTTGTAATATCGTATTCAAGTTCATCGGTTCCAAACTGCTGAATCATACTTGCAACCATCTCACAGAGAGGTTGAAGAATCTCGATTTCCATGTTTCCAATGAAACGTTTGAAGATATAACCACTTTCATTGATAACTTGAGAGATTCCGCTTGATGTACGGTTCCCCGTTGGAGAACCCATTCCCTTTGCATAAAAATCACTAATGCCCGATGACATCTCGATCATGCCTTTGTAAAGGTCTAAGATCATGTAATCGCCAGATTGAGGAGTAAAGAATGGCAGCGGTGCAAGGACCTTATTTGGATCGCCAGTTACTCCAACTTTACCGCCCGGAACGTTCCCTTGATCGAGTTGGTCATGGTCAATATCAGCTTGTGTGTCATAGGCATACCGACGATTGATACCCATGTTCCAATTGTCAGTAATCATGTTTACAAAAACATTTACGCCTTCGTTTAGATCACTGATGCGCTCGATTAAGCCAAGTCCGTAGACATCTCCTGGGACTCGCGTATACGGCATGTGGAGAATCGGGCATCGCTTGTGTGCGAACTGGTTGGGTCCAGTGTATAAGATAACT